CAAAGCGGATCTTGACGTTGTGTTCGGTGGTTGTCCCGTCCGTGCAGAGCGCGTGAACAAAGGAGTCGTCAGCGGTGCGACTCCCCCCGCTATTTTGTGTATGTGTGAACAGCGCCCACAGGTAGCCCGTCGCGCCGCCTGTCACGGCGTATTCATCCTGCGCCGCACCCGCGAAGGACTGCTGGAACCCGGTGCTGACGAGCGACCCGACCGAGGCGCCAGTGCGCGTCCATCCTGCCACCGACTGCGGGAGGATGAACGGGACGTAGCAGATCCCGTATCGGTCGGCGTCGTCGTACATGCCGAAGGTGGCGGGGCTGGCGGTCAGGCTGCTCCAGCCGCCCAACGTGACCATGCCGATGCTGCCCGACTTCGGGGAACCGGCGCCGCCCGTCTCGTAGCTCGACAGCAGGCGCAGGCCCCCGGCAAGCGGCGCCATCGTGAAGGCGATCATGCGCTCGTCATCGTCACCCCAGGATAGAGGCTCCGAATCCCAGGAACCCACGGCCCCCGGATCTGACCAGAGAAGGTCTGTCGAGTAGCCAGTGGTGGACGTGGCGGCGATGGACGGGCGGAAGTTGATCAGTTTGACGCGGCACCCCGGAGACGCGCCCGACGACCGGAACGCAACATAGATGCTGCCATCCTGCCCGACGCAGGAGGTGATGTAGGCTCGCTCGTTGTCGATGTCCACCACCACATTCCCCGCGCTGTTGTCCACGAGGACAAGGTAGGTACCGGTGTTGAACGGGGAGAACGCGCCGCTCTTGGTCGTGTAGCGGAGGAAGGTGTCTGTGCCTTCAACGTAGACCATCGCGCAGCCCCCATCCGGCAGCGCCAGCAAAGAAGCGCCGCGCGCGTTGAGGGGGGAGTCCCCGGCGATTGCCGTCCAGTTCGCGCCCATGCTGTCAGAGACGTAGTGGTATGCCTGGTTCGCGGGCCGCTGGATCAGGCAGGTCAGATAGCCCCCGTGATAGACCACGCGCAGCCCCGCGCACCCGGAGGAGGCGAGGCCGATACCACCTGCGTTCTTCACGACGCGCGTCCACGTTGCCCCGTTGTCTGCCGATAGCGCCACCTGCATCTGATAGCCGACGTTGCCGACCGTCAGGAAAAAGCACAGCACCCGGCCATCCGGCAACTGCACCAGCGCAGGCCCCATGTCATGCGTTGCGAGGCTGTATTGCAGCGCCGTGTCATCGCTGATCAGTACCTCGCTCCCGGTCGTTGACTCCGGCGCGGTGCGCTTGCACCGGATCTCCGTCGAGGCTCCAGAGGCCTCCCGCACATAGGCAACCAGCAGGCTCCCGTCCTGAAGGCTGATCGCGTGAGGCTGTGCATAGGTGAGGGTCGCGCTCTCAAAGCACAGCCATGAGAAGCCGGTCGCAACCTTCGGCGGCAGCCACCCGCGCTGCGTCCCTCCGTCTGTCTCTGACCACGCGATCTGCGCCGCACCCTGACCGGGGAGCGCAGTCCCGGCGCGGGTCGCCTCCACCCACCGCTCGCTATAGCCGCTGCCACTCGTCCCGCCCGCTGCATCGCTGGCTCCGGTGTACGTCTCCATGCGGGCGCGGGGCGTTCCGTCGGGGATCGCCGTCCCGAAGCTCGGCCCGGCTGCGGTCGTGGTGGTGATGCGGTTCTCCTCGCAGATTCGGGCGTCGTGGAGCAGGAGGCCGCGTAGAACGGTGGGGACGACTTCAGCCATTGGAACCTCTGGAGTGCGGATTGGTGCGACCGGCGCCGGGGCGGATTGTCAGATCCCGGAGGGGGCCGGGCCGGAGGGCGCTCCCCTGCGTCAATGCGCTGAACTCCCGGTGACCCATCGTGAACCGGGTAACCTGCGGCGCGCCACCGCTGACCCCGGCGAACGCCTCCCGCGCCCGCTCCATCCCGCCGAGGTTTTGGACAGCGGAGGCGGGGGCAACGATCTCCGAACCCGGTTCGATCATCGCCATCTGCTGATCCGGCATGTAGCCGGATCGGAAGGAGGGGGGTTGCTGCGCTGCGATCCCGGCAGCGGCGGCCAGCCCGGAGACGAGGGCAGCAGCAGCGGCGATCTGCGGAAACGGCGGGGGGAGGGGTGCGGCAAGGGCATTGCTGAAGGCAAGGCCGGTATTGAGCGCGGCCTGCGCCAGCGCAGCGGCTTTGCTTGCGGCGAAAGCCGCCTTCAGCCCCTTCTTCAGCCCGGCGTCCGTCATGCCTCCATAGATCGCAGAGGTGATGTCCACCAGTGATTGCGCCCCAGCCTGCGCCAGCGCGATCTGCGCGTCCTGTGTTGCCGCCTGCGTGGCTCCCGCGTCAGCCTGCGCCGCCGCGTTCGCGTCTGCAACCGCCGCGTTCCCCTCTGCGACGATCTCCCCCCGGTCGCGCTGATACCGCTGCTCAATCGCCAGCCGCGCGTCCCGGCCCGCCTGCTCAATCTCTGCCCGCTTCAGTTCGTTGCCCTCCGCCGCCGCCAACTGCTCCGTCAGCATGGCGTTCAGGTCGCTCATCTGTTGCGCGCGGGCGGCGTCGAGGGCTTCAATCTCGGTCAGGCGGTCGGCGTTGGCTTCGCTTTCGATCTGGCGCAGGGCGGCGACCCCCTCCGCATAGGCTTCCTCCTGCTTCGCGCGCTCCTCCAGCACCTTCTGGAGCGCCACCTCCGCGTCCGCGCGGGCCATCGCGGCAGATTCGGCAGCCTTCTCCATGCCCGTAAACTTCTCGGTCGCGGCGGCGCCCTTCTCCTTTGCGTCGGTGAGCGCGGCGTGTGCCTCCCGGTTGCGCTTCAACTCCCCGGAGGTCGCCATCAGCCCGTCGTGGAGTTTGCCCTCCTCCGTGTCAAACTCGCTGGTGGAGGTCGTAACCCCGTCGATAATCTGCGCCAGCATGTTGTATTCTTGGAGGGGCAGCGCCTCCCCGATGTCCCCGACCAGTGCGCCGACCTGCCCGGTGATGCTCGACTGCGCCGCCCGCAGTTCGTACAGGCGCTTCCGGGTTGTCTCCGTCGCGGCTTGGTACTGCTCCAGCCCGGAGATCCCGGCCTCGATCATCTCGGCCTGCGCTTCGGTCATCAGCCCAAGCTCAACCTTAGCTCCCCGGATCGCGGCCTCAGTGTCAGCGTAGAGCGGGGCGGTCGCGGCGGTGAGGGCGTTCTGTTCGGCGGTGAGGCGGGTTGCGGTCGCGGCTTCCTCGTTCCATCCGACGTAGGCGGCGGAGAGGAGGGCGACGGCGGACAGCACCGCACCGAGCGCAAAGGCGGCGGCAGTCGCAGAGATGCCGAGGGCGGCGGCAGCCTCAGCGGCCAACTCCCCGACATCGGCCACATCGGCCAGCCCGCGCGCGCTGTCGGCGGCGCCGCTGGAGACGAGGGAGAGCGCCCCCGCCGCCTTTGCTGCCGACCCGCCCGCTTTGCCGAAGCCATCCCCGACGCGCCCCGCCTCATCGGTGAGCGCCTTCAACTTCGCGTCCGCCGCTGCTGCTGCTGTGCCGGTCGATGCGATGGCGGCGTTCGCCGTCTTGGTTGCGGCGGTCAGTTGTGAGGTGTCACCGCTGAAGGTGACCTTTACATCGGTCGGGGCTGGCATGGGAACCTCACAGGATCAAAGGTGCGGCGGTGACGGTCGGGGCGCCGCCGCTGGATGCGCGCAGGCGTTGAGGCTTCGATGGGCGGGCGATCTCTGCGACGATGGCAGCGGTCATCTCTGCGACGGCAACGGGCCAGAGCTGATCGATCACCTCCCCGATCACCTTCTCCGCCTCGCTCCCGGCGCCCCGCTTGCGCTCGACTGCGCCGACATAGGGGTTGCCGGTGTCCCAGGACCGGGCGGCGTTGCTGATCGTCATGCCGATGCTGTCGGCTTCGGTGGTCTGTATCTTGCCTTTCCACTTCGCCAGCGACACGTTCCGGGGTGCGCCAGCGGGGCGCCCCTTGTACTTCCAGCCCCGCCACTTCGAGGTGATGAACGCGAGCGCGTCGGTCTGGAACCGGCGGAGGGGCTTCCGCTCGGCGTTGGTCAAGCGCCTCTGGATCTGACTGCTGAAGTCAGCCGTTGTCGTTGCGATCACATCGGCCATGTCATCGCCTCCGCAGGGTCAATGTAGCCGCCTGCACCCGGCGCTGCCCTGCCGCCTCGCGCGCTTTCTGCTCCCGCTCCCGGCGCTTGACCTCGGCGGCGTTGATGGCGACCATCAGTTCTTGCCGGAGGTCATTGGCGTACTGCGCGACCACATCGGGGATCAGCGACTCATACAGCGGGCCGGTTCCGCCGCCGGAGGTGACATATGCCGCATAGTCTGTGTCATTCTCCAGATCGAAGCCGATGTCCGGGTAGTGGACATGCAGTTCGTAGCCCCATGCATCCCGACTGGTTCCGGTATCGACCGGCCACCCGTCCTGTATGCCCTCCACGATCAGGTCGGCGTAGTCGCGCAGGATGCCGATCTCCTGCGCGGTCAGACTGCGGGGCCTGCCGTGGCTCTGGAGGAGGTACAGCGCGGTACTCTGGAGGCGGACGGGGTAGACCAGCATCAGCGCCCCTGCCGGATGCGGTCAAAGAGGGCATCGCCTGACAGCCCCTTTGGCTTCGGGGCCGCGTCCTTCGCCGCCGCCTGCTGCTTCTCGGTGCGCGCGAACAGCCACCCCAGGAGGCGCCCTTGTGCAGCGGGGTCAAGGTCGTATGCAGCGTCAGGGTGTCCCATGAACTCCAGCCCTGCCCCGGTCAGGAGGTAGTCGATGCTGCCGCTTCCGTCCGGGGCGATGAAAAATCCCGGTGCTTGATCGCCCCGTCCATCGTGGCATAGAGGCGGGTGTTGATCTCCGTGATGCAGGCGGCCCCGGCGGTGATCATCTCGATCAGGCTCCAGCCGAGGTTATCGGCAAGGTGCATGAGCGGATCAGAGGAGGTCAGATCCGGGGAGCAGCAACAGACAACCTCTGCCCACAGGGGCAGCGCGTCCACCTGCTCCTCCAGGGTCGCGGCGCGGGGCGCTGCCGCCATCGCCTTTGAGAGCCGGAGCGCGGTGCGGTAGTCGGGCATCGTGAAGGTGATCCCGGCGTGTGTCCAGTTGCGGGCGCTCACTGTTCACCTCCCTGCACAATCCCGCGCGCCCGGAGCAGGGCGGCGATCTCCGGGTCGGCCATCGCATCGCGCAGCGCGTAGGCGTTGACGGTCGGGGTGCTGGCGGGGACGGTATGGGCGAAGGGGCGGCGCCCGGCCCATACGATCTGAACGCCGTCGTCGCGGCCAGCGAGGCGGGTCTGCCGGAGTTTCAGCGCGTGCTTGACCTCCGCCTGCTGCTCCGGGGTCAGGTGGCTGAAACCGCCTGCCCGGTGGCGCTGCTCTGCAGGTGCGCGCCAGCCTGGGTAAAGGCGGTCGAGGGCTTCCTCGGCGCGGGCGATGTCGCGCGCCTGCGCTTCGGTGGGGAGGGGGGGAGGAGTCGGCATTGTAGAACGCTCCGGTGAGGGGGTTAGTTGTCGCGGCCCATGATCAGCACCTCGAAGGCTGCGGCGGACGCGCTGCCCCCGGTGATGATGGCGAGGATGTCGGTGGAACCGGCAGCAGCGGCGACGCCTGCGACGTTGTACCACAGGAAGAACGCGCCGCCCCCGGTGACATCGGCGGTGCTGTCAGCGGGGATGATGCTGCGGTCGCTGACATCCTTCCAGACACCCCGGTTGCTGGCGAGGACGCCGAACCCGTTGGTGGCGTGCGGCCCGACCTCCAGGTAGTTTACGGCGCTGGCGGACAGGTTGCGGACGAAGATCAGTACAACCTCATCGAAGTTGATCACGTCGCCGCTGGTGTCGGTGAGCGTGCCGATCAGATCGATGGAGGTTGTGGTGCTGGCCGCGATGCCGGTGTACTGCTTGTACCACGCCTTGTTGATCTGGCCGTCGCTGGTGCCGGTCGCCAGACGGGCGTTGGCGAGGATGCGCGCCGGGAGGGGGCCGCGTTTGTTGCCTGCGGTGAACAACTCGCTGGCGACGATATCGAGGGAGAGGATGCCGTTGAAAGTTGAGGACATGCGCGCTCCAGATCAGGAGATGGTGGGCCAGGGGGCGTAGGAGGTGCCGGTGACGGCGACAGAGGAGGGATCGCCCTCGGTGATGGAGCAGCGCAGAACGCTGTGGGGGAACGTGCTGATCTTGTCCGCCTCGCCGTTCCATGTGCCGTCGATGGTGTAGGTGACCGTCCACGTGCGAACGTCGCTGTCCGTGGTCGTGGTCGTCATGCCCGCCGCCACCGTCCCGCTCAACTCCATGCACAGATCGGGCAGGGTGAGGTTGGTGGCGTTCGGCAGGTCGCGCAGGTAGATGCTGAACGAGAAGGTCATCGGCTGTTCAGCGCCTTTCCTCAGGATCGGGTTCGCGCCCAGTTCGTTGCGGTCAAGCACACTGACAGTCGTGTAGCCGGGCATGTCGGCGGTAAAATCGCCCGCCTCCTTCGCCACGGTGTAGGTGGTGGTTCCATCGGTGATCGTGATGATGGCATCCCGCAAAGTGCGGACGGCGTTGGACTCAGCCATTGTGGGTCGCTCCGGGTCGGTAGACGTAGAAGGTGAGGGTGAGGGCGAAGGTCAGCCATTCCGCGCCGGTTCGGGAGATGCCCCGGCGGGTGCCGACGTAGCGCGGGCGGTAGCGCCGGAGGACGGGGCTGGCGTAGATGCGCCCCCGGATCTGACCCTCCCAGCGCCAGAACAGCAGGGTTGCTGCCGTCTGATCGTTGGGGGCGTTGCGAAAGGTTCCGTGGATCACGACGGTCTGGAGGCAGCCCTCCTGATCGCGGCCTCGCGTGTCCCCGGCGGCGTTCTCCTCCGGGAAGGTCACCGCCGCGCCCCGGTGGAGATACTGCTCAGGGATCGGCGTCCCGTCCTCCGGGTCAACGGGTACGGCGTCCATGATGCGGCAGGTTCCGGCGTTGCTGCCATCCTCCATCGCTGCATCAGTCAGATCCGCGTAGCCTGTGGGGATCGCCGGGGTCAGGACGGCGACGATATCGCCGTACAGCTCCTCCAGCGAGTCGAGGGCGCGCAGGGTGGGATCGGCGCTTACCATGCGCGCCACCAACGGTTGCGGGGGGCGGAGGTGAGCATCAGGGGAGCGTTGTTGCTCTCCTGGTAGGTGTCGTCCACGGTGCCAGTTTGAGCCTTGTCGTACCTGAACTTCACCGCCTTGAACTCATCCAGCGCAGACGCCTCGTAGCGATCCGCGAGATCCTGGTACTTCCCGGCGCCGAGGCTGGAGGAGAACGCTTTGAAGATCAGGTGCAGGGCGTAGAACAAATGGGCGTCCCGCAGCGCCCAGACATCAAAGATCAGATCCGGGCGGCGTCCCTGTTGGATCATCTTCCGCTCGATCCACCCTTCCGCCTCATCCAGCCACGCCCCATAAGTGGTGTACCCCGGCGGGCGCAGGCTCGACAGTTGCGGGTGCATCGTGAGGAGGTGCGCCTCGGTGAGCGGGGAATGATAGGCCCGGCGGCACAGGCAGCCCGTGACCTGGAAGGTGTACTCGACACCGCTGATCGTCAGCGTCCAGACCTCCAACCACCGATCGGTGAGGCTGGTTGTGGCCGGGATGGTCGCCGCCAGCAGGGAGTAGGTGCAGGAGTAGCCCCCGCTCCCCAGCGTTGTGGCTGCCGTCGCGGTGAGCAGGACGCTCGCGCCATCGTAGATCTCCACTGTCGCAGCAGAGGGGGTCTGCGTCGTGCCGGTGGAGGTGTCCACAACCGTCAGCGTCAGCGTTGTAGCGCGGGCGCGCTCTACACTCCGGGGGCGGTCTATGGCGAGGGCGAGGCTCATTACTTGAGCGCAAACACGAAGAACTTGACGCCGTTGGTAACAGTGAACACGCAGTTCGTGGCATCGTGCGCGCCGGGGGCCACATCAAAGCCCGTCCCCGCCGGATCTTCGCTGACGGAGAACCATACCATTGAAGGCGTGCTGCCGAGTCCGTGCGGGACGTTCTGCGGGGCGCTGGTGCCGGTCTGCTCTGTTGAGGTGAACCGCGAACCGGGGGCGATGCCGCCGTTGAGCAGGAGGGGCTTGCCGACCGTGACGGACTCGCTGCTGTTGGTCGTGACAATCTTCAGGTAGGAGGTGCTGCCCTCCTTGATGTCCAGGGCGGCAGCGTCGTTGTCGAGGATGCTGATGCTGCTGGCGGCGCCGGAGAGGTCGATGCCGAGGAGCAGGGCGAGCGACTTGGAGATCGTGACCTTCTCACCGGCGTTGGTCGTGGTGAACTTCAGGTAGGAGTTGCTCGCCTCCTTGATATCGAGCGCCGTCGCGGTGTTGTCGGTGAGGCTGATGACGGTCGGGGCGAAGGCGCCGAGGTTGACCAGCGGCGCCCAGGTGCCGGAGGTGTTGGTCGCGGCATAGAGCAGCGTTCCGGCGGCGGCGGTGCCATCGGTGCGGATGTACAACTCCCCGGCGACGTGGGCGTTGTGGTTCGGGGCGCTCGCTCCGGCGGTGATCGGGACGACCGTGGTGAGGGCGGTCGTGTCGCCGTCTTTGGCGATGGCGAGGGTGGCGAAGGTCTGCGCCCGGCGGTTGCGGGGCGTTGCGGCGTTGATGACGGGGGCGGTAGACATATCGGGGGCATCTCCCAGGGTTGGCACCCAATCCGGGTGCGGTTATTTCTTCGGCGGATCGGCGCGGCGTGCGACCTCGCGCGCTTTCTTTTCGGCGTCGGCGGGCTTGACCCCCGCTTCAACGAGTCGGCGGGTGAGATCTTCCATCGCCTTCCTGCCGTTCGGGTGTTCGCTCATGCGAACGCCGGGGGGGACAGGCGGGTGTTGGAGCTGGGCTTGGCGACCATCGCGTTGATCAGGGCGTCCCACGCCTTCTCCATGTCGCTGATCCGCTTCTGGCGCTGCTCCACCTTCTCGCTGAGGTGCGGGTTGGAGGTCGCATCGCGGATGGCACGGCGCAGCGCGGTTCGCTCGCGCTCCAGAAGCATCTGATAGACCGGCAGCGGCATCGGCGGGATCATGCCCTGCTCCACAAGCCACGACTGAAACTCGCGCAGGAGATCGGAAGCCTCGCGGGTCACCGCAACGCCGTTGGGCAGGATGTCGAAGGTGACGCCCCCCTTCTCGACGTAGAACACCCAGCACTTCCCGCCGCCCACGCAGTCATAGGGGCGACAGTAGTTGCGCCAGGGGCCGAGCCGGTGATCGGCAGGGTCAAGCACGATAGCGCCCTTGCCCTGGAGGCCCGCCCGCATGGCAGCGTCGTTGACGCCGATGACGCGCCCGTTGTTGTCAACGACCTCCCGGACACCGTTGACGCCCGCAACAGCGAACTGCTCAACGAGCCGGGGGAGGTACCCGTGGCCGAGAACGAACTCCCAGTCAGTCGGAAAGTGCGCGTAAAACCACCGCTGGCGGACTGCGCTGGCGGGGAGGAGTCGGCTCTCAGCGGCAGAGCCGGATGGAGCGTGAGGGGCAGTAACCTGTACGGTAGGCATAGCGAACTCCGAAGGTCAGAGAGGGTGGAGCAGGGAGCCGATCAGGCGTCGGTGGTGATCTTGACGGCGCGGGCGTCCTCCGCCTCGGCAACACCGGGGTACATGTTCAGGATCAGGCTGGAGAGGCCGTTGTCAGCGTCCCGGCTCAGTTCGATGAACATCTCCGGGGTCTGCATGATGATGTTGCCGGGGTTGATCATGCCCGCGCCGATGATGCTGGGGACATCGCCCAGGGTGTAGGCAAACGCGCCCTCGGAGAACATGCAGCCCTGCCGGTCGGCGTCGGCGTTGGCGAGCCGCACCCGGTCGCTCTGGTAGACATCGACCCCCAGGATCGTCGCCCGGTAGGCGCTGCCGGGGTTGCCAAGCATCCCCTGGATGTCGCTGCGGAACTGGATCGCGCCGGTCTCCCCGCGCATCCCCTCGATCAGATCGTTGACCTGCTTTGGATGCAGAACTGCCGCGAGGCCGCGCGGGTTGTTGGCGAGGTTCAGGACGTAGATCGCATCGAAGAACACATCCGGGTCAAGCGCGACACCGGAGGTTCCGACGTTGCCGGAGACGCCGGAGAACAGGCCGGTGAGGAGGGAGGCGATGGTCTGATCGACGGCGGCGATGAGCGCCATCGTGATCGTGTCGATGGTGACCGGGGCGCCGCGCGAGGTCATGGCGAACAGGTCGGAGGGCTGCATCTTCAGAAGGTACCGCGCGGCGGTCAGATCGAAGTTACCGGTCGAGAGGAGGGTGTTGCTGGCGCCGCCGCTCGTCTCGCTGGAGGCCGCCGCAGCCGCGTAGCCCATCGTCAGCTTCGTGGTGTTCAGCGTTGCGGACGGGCCGGAGAGCGCGTAGTACGTCAGGAGGCGCCGCAGCCCGATCTGGCTGTCGAACAGATTGATGTGGACGTTGGCGCCAAGGATCTTGGCGATACGTCCACCGTTGCTGACGAGGGTAGCGAGGGTAATCTCATTTGCCATCGGGAACTCCGGGGGAGAAGGGGGTGAACCGTTCTGCCTACACCCGGTATCGGCGGGCGCCCGATGGCATCATGAGAACATCTATACCGATTCGGCGCAGCCTGTCAACCCTTGGCGCCCGGACGCTGGAACTGATCGGGCAGCCCCATATCCCTGCGGATCGCGGAGAGGTTGCGGGCAAGCTCCTCCGGGGACATGCGCTGCACCTGATCATCAGTGAAGCCTGTCTGCGCCGGGGGTGCGCCGGTGCGGGCAACGCCCCCGTTCGGGTCAGACCTCGGGGACGCCTTCACAGCAACGGGGGCCGGGTCAGGGGCTGTCGGCGCGTCGGCAGGCGTGACGGGGGCGGCAGGGGCGCCGGGGTTCTGAAGGTGCGGCGTCAACCAGCGGGGCTTGGCGTCAACCTGCGCCTTCAGCCAGTCACCGATCAGCGGCTTCTTCCCGTCTGCGTCGGGGCGGGCGCGGCTGTACCGATCCATGATTTCCTCGGAAGTCTCGGCATCCCCGATCAGCCCGTGGCGCAGGATCGCGGCCTCGGCCTGGTACTGGAGCAGCCGGGGGGCGTACTCAGCTTCCAGCTCTCCCCGGATCTGATTGCGGATCGGCTCGATGTCCGGGGCGGGCGCACCCTTCTCCTTCAGGGTGCGGTTCTCCGCAACGATCTTGGAGAAGCGCCCATAGGGGACGAACTGCATCCCGGCATCGTCAGCCCATACCATGTCGCCGTCATCGTTCGGGACAGGGGTGAGCGTGCGGCCCTTGAAGTTGACAGGGGCGAGAGCAGGGGCGGCGGGGTCGGTAGACATGAGAACTCCGATGTCAGGCTGTTGAGGTCAAGGAGGCGAGGATGCGATCCGCCCATGCTTTGCCGGGGTCGCCGCCCCAGCCGAGCCACGCCTGAAAGCCTTTGCTGTCCACGCCCCACCCCTCGCCGCTCTTATCGACAGCGTGACGGGCGAAATACGAGGACATCCGGCGGATCGTGTCGAGGCTGACGGGGCGGCGGCGGGACAGGTCGCGGGCGCGGGCGATGCCTACCGACGTCATGCCCCGGCGGGAGGGCGGGAGGCTGGCGCGCAGGTCAAGGGCGCGGGCAGCAGCGGCGGCGACTGCGGCAGGGGGACGGAAGGTGGCGGGCTTGTCGGCACCGGCAGCCTGTCCCTGCTTCGTGGCAAGGGCGTAGGCGCGGGCGCGGGATGTGGCGCTGCCGGGGGTGTACAGGTAGGCTTTGCCCTCCCGTCCCCACCTGTAGCCGGGGCGACCCCCGACGGTGACCCGCTCAACTGGCATTGTCAGATCCGGGGGGCATCTCCTCTGCGTCCATCTCCTCCTCAGCATCCTCGCCCGCGTCAGCCTCCAGCAACCCGGCGGCGCGGGTCATGGCGGCGGCAGCAGCGGCGGCGTCTCCGCTGGCGAGGGCGGCGCGGGCTTCGTCGAGGGCGGCGCGCAGGTCGGCGTCCTCGTCGGCGGCCTCCTCTGCGTCCATCTCCGGCTCCTCTTTCTCCCCGTCGATCTCCATGATCAGCGCGTCGATCTGCGTGTCGGTGATGCCGGGGTTGCGCCTGCGGATCGCGCCGCGACGGGACAGTAGGCCGAGCTCCAGATCGCCCTTGATGACCTCCTGATCGGCCTTCGCCTCCTCCGGGCTGGTCGTCAGGGTCGCGTACTGGATCGACCACGCCGCCGGATCAGTCGGCAGGTCGGCGCGGTGGAGCAGGGCGGCAGCCTTCGCCATGAGGATCTGATCGGCCATTCGGCAGGGCGGGATCAGCTTCTTCTGTTGGTCGCGCTGCCCCTTCCGGCTGACGACGATGGAATAGCCGGAGGCGTTGGAGGAGCCGCGCTGAATGTCGGCAGGGGACAGACCGGCGCCGACTGCAAGCCCGGCCTCGTAGCTCTCGATAGCCGCGCCGAGGCTGGCCGGGTCGCAGGCGGGCTGCCACTGACCGGCGGAGGGGCTGCTGTAGGCATCGCCGCGCTTCATGCCGTGGATCTGAATGACCGTCTGCGGATTCATCACCACGGTTTGCACGCCCATGACGCCAGAGGTTCCGGCGCTGCTGACAGCCGTGGAGGGAACGACGCCATCGATCAGGTATCGCTGCGGGTGTGTCCCGTCGCGCACCCCGGCGAACCAGAACGTCCAGAGGGCCGAGGCATCGAGCGTGCCAGTGACGGCCTCCTGACCGGCGAACGGCTCGCGCAGGTGATCACCGACCCGTCGATGGCAGATGACGTAGGGCAGCACGGGGCGCCCTTCCGTATCGACGTAGCCATCGGGCCAGCCGGGGGCGCCGGAATAGTACTCGGTCATGTCCGCCCAGCCCTGCACATCCTGACCCTTCGCGTCCTTCTCTGCGGTGGCCGCGAGGATCTGGAACGTCGGGGCGGCGGGGTTGCTGATGTCCCAGATCTCCCATGTCCAGACCTCGCCCGTCCCATCGGGGCTGACACGCAGGCGGCACTCCTCGACGCGGACGGGCTGCCCCCGGATCGGGTTGAACGGCGCGGCCCCGGCGGGCTTGCGTTGGGCAGAGCGCAGAACGACGGTATCCGCCGGAACCACGCGATAGGTGATCTGCGCGTCGGCGTCGATGTCCACGCGCATCAGGCACTCATTGGCGGCCACCTGGAGCAGATGCGCCTGCTGCCGCATGGGCCAGAGGTCGGGGGTCAGGATGGCGCCGAGGTCAGGGGCACCGGTCGCCTCAACGGTCGGGGAGTCGTCGTAGAGGGTTGCGATCTGCCCCCATATCTGAAGGGCTGCGTTCCGCGAAAGGACAGGATCAGGCAGGAGTTCGCGCACCTCGTCAGCGAAATACTGGGCCTGCCGCATGGACGCATCGACCATCCACGCGCCCTCAACCATGCGGCGGCGCAGGGCGGCGGACTCGCGGCAGTCCCGATCAGAGGCGGTGTGGCCGGGGAGGGCGGGGCAGTAGGGAGTCAGCAGCAGCATCGTTGCACCTATACCACAAGTAACCGGGTGGGCGGCAGTTTGTCAGATCCGGGGGGCGTCAACAGGATGTCTGACAGCCCATAACGCAGCGCGTCAACCGGATGCTTCAGATCTTGCTCGCTCCCGGTGTAGTGCTGGAGGGCGCGGTTGAGAACCGGGGTGCGCGCCGTCGTGAACAGATTGCCCTCGCGCATCAGGCTGTTCAGCGCCTTCTCCCCGGCTGCGACCGACCCGGCCCGTTTGTTGGGCCTCTGGATATCGAAGGGGGGCGCGCTGCGGCGGGTGAGGTCAGCGAACGCAGCCTCCAGCATCGCATTGACCGAGGCGCCCGATCCGGCCTTGCCCGCGCTGTTGATATCGCCATAGGCGGCGGTAACGTGGTCAACGGTCAGCCCCCAGCGGGTGAGCATGTCGAGGGCGCGGCGGGCGTCCATCGCGGGCGTGCTGCCCTTGTCGGATACCGTCTCGTCAATGGCGACCCAGCGGCGCCCATCCCCGATCAGCAGGAGGCCGATCTGGTTGGCCGTCCCCTCGCCGTGATCCCAGGTGAGGCGGACATGCTCCGCCTTCAGGCTGGCGACGAACGCATCTGTGACGACGGCGCCCTCGGCAAAGCTCACGAAGCGGCGGGCCTCGGTCAGTCCTTCCCAATCCCCATCCCGACGCTGGCGCAGCTCCCACGGAGACATCTGCGCGATCTGCGCCCGGACGTTCTCCGGGGTGCGGTGCGGGCAGTTCTCCGGGGTCAGCGGGACGCGCACCTCTATCCAGCCCGGAGCGGGCGGGGTCGGGGGGTTCGTCTCCCGGTTGCCGTCGAAGTACTCCTTCAGCCAACCGAGGGGGCGCCCTATCGGCGTGAACGTCAACCAGATCAGCCCGTCGCGGACAGCAACGCGCTGTGCGAGGGCGTGCCAATGCGACCGCTTCGGCGGCTCGTCCACCCACACCCAATCAACCGTACCGCCCTCGACTGCAAGGGCATCCTGCGTGCCGGACTTCGGGACGGCGATGGCGCCGCTCTGGAGTTCGATGCAGCGTTGCCCGCCGCTCATATAGCCCCGAACCGGGTCATAGTGGCATCGCTCCGCCAGCACGCCGGGAGGCTGGAGGCTGCGGAGCTTGCTGGAGATCTTCGGCCAATCGCCCTGGAGGTCAGGCAGCACGATCCAGCCCAGCATCCGGGGCGGCGCGGGGCGCAGGGGGTGGGTGCCGGTCATCGCCCACCATGCCTCAGCGGCACCGGCGTAGGACTTGCCTACCTGGTTGCCAGCCTGAAGGCGTCGGTACTGTGCGGCGCAGACATGGAATCGGCGCTGCCCCGGCGACATGCCACCGGCTGACGGGTCAGCCCATGCGTACATGTCGAGGGCGGACATGGCGGCGGCAGCAGCGGCGAAGGCGCTACCCCGCATCGGTCGCCCTCGGAACCAGATCATAGCCGAGTTCCGCCGCCAGTTTGCGCGCAAGGGCGGTGCGCTGCGCCTCGGTCGGCTGCGGGGTGGCTTCGGCGGTCGGCTCCTCGGTCGGCTTGCCAGCGGAGGCGGCAGCGTGGGCGGCGATGGCGGCGAGCTCGTCGGGGTCGCGCCAGGGGGTGCGGAGGGCGCGGCAGGTCAGAACGTAGACCCTCAGCGCGGCGGGGGACTCCTCTTTCGGGTTGCAGGTGATGTCGCCGGGTATTTTTGGCGCCCCGAAGGAGAGGCGGCGGAGGACAGCATTTTGTTTCGCGCGTGCCTCCTCCACTTTTAGATAGAAGCCGCGAAGCTCGCTTTCTGCTGCTGTCAGGGTCGTACCGCTCTCCCACTTCTCATCAGCGGCGCGGCCATCCCGGAGCGCATACTGCACAGCGAACCGGGAGATCCCGGCCTCCATAAATGCATCCTCCGTCGTCTGCCACCCCTCGCTGATGAGGGTCAGGATGCTGTCGAGTGTGGCGGCGGGGATGCGGCGGGGCAGGATCGGGCGGGGCATAGGGCGCTCCTACTGTGTATGACTACCCGCGCTGAGTGCCCACAGCAGCGGGTGATGCACATCATAGCGCAGCGGGTAGCCGGGGGCGCGTTCACCGGTCAGCATGGGGCTCACGCTGTCACCCGTGCCGCCCCTTCGCCCCTCATCTCCGCCTCCGCCGCACCCAGCGCTTCATCCAGTGTAGCGCCCACCCATGTCCGGTGGCGGCTCGGCTCTGGCCCATAGGCATAGACCTCCCAATGCCCGCCCGCCCCGCCAGGATAGCAAGAGTAGGTCGCATCCACCCCGGTCAAGCCGTAGAGCGCCGCCCACTCAACAAAGGGAAGGGCAGCAGTCATGCCGTCACCTTCGCCGCCTGCTGCACCCGCTCGGTCAGATCCGGGGGCGCCTTCCCCAGTGCCTCCAGTGCCTCGACATGCCCGATGGTCGCCGCCGGCGCGTTGCCATTGTCCAGCCGCTCCCAGCACCGGATAAGGGCGCTGATGCAGCGGGTGACGCGCTTCTGCGGCTCACCGGGGCGCAGGGTTGCACGGAAGCGCCACAGGTCGCGCAGGAGGTCTGCCCTGTCGTCGGTGGTCAAGATGCCCTCCTGATCCGCCACCTTGCTATCGGCCCCGGACGCACCCACAGTTGATGGCTGCCCCGCTCACCAGGCATCCACACCAGCACTGCGCCGGGCTGGCGATGGCGGGAGGAGTGGCGCAGCGGGAGGCCTCCGGTGAAGCGGATCGGACGGCGGCAGAGGCGGTCACAGTGGCGGCAGGTCAACGCCGCTCCCGATGCGCCACAGCCCCGCGCTTCCCCGCCTTCCCCAGCCGCTCCGGATCGCACTGGACGCCGACCGCTGCGCCGCAGACCGGGCAGGCCAGCCGCAGCGGATCGGGCGGAACCGGCGGCAGGGTCGGGGGCAGATCGTAGGATCGGCTGCGCGCCTGATAGGTGATCGTGCTGGCGATGTCCGTCCCGGAGAACAGGTCAGGATCGGGATCGGGGTCGCGCTCCGGCTCGACAGGGCGCGAGGCGCCGGGGTCGCTACATGCAGCCAGAAGGGCGAGGGTCAGGCTGAGGTTCATTCTTCGCTCCAAAGTTCCGCCCATTCCGCCGCCTCGCCCCGACCATGCCCCGGCACCGGGGGGACGCCCTCCAGCACGGCGCGCAGGGTGCGGATCTCCGGGGCGCTCAGGGTGACGGCGTTCAGGCGGTAGT